ATCAAGTGGGCCTTATTGTCACCATGAAGTCCATTGTTTCGGTGAGTTTCGAGATTGTCAAATGGGTGCTTATTGCACTCATAAATCTGACAGAGTTCTGTTTGTTACATTCCACTCAGATTGTTTGGGGTCTTGTATGCTGTTTTGGGTGCTGGTGGTTGTTGAATAAGGTCTTCAAGATTAAAGTCACCATCCATCCCGCCACTGTTGACACATTTGAGAGCATGGTGCGCATGTTCCAACGTGAGAGTATGTTTTGTGAAGCCAACATCCCTACCACTTCAGTGGGAATCGATGAAGATGCTGATTTGACTTGCCAGATAGAGAGTAAAGACATCAAACTTGTAAAGTCAAACCGTAGAGTGTCTTATGCAGTCCGGGTAGCTCACATAGCAAAAGCTCAGGTTGGATTATTGGACAACACCAAGGCCAATGAATTAGTGTACAGCAGGTTGTGTAGGGATGAGATGGTCAAGCATGGTGTTAGACCTAGCCACATCGCCCACATGGTACCATTAGCAGTAGCAGCGTGTTTCATTCCGCTGGATTCCGATTTCCTCGCTGCATCTCTTCGCAGGAGTGATCTGATGAAGGAGAGGAGGTCCCTGCTGGGATCTCCTATTTACAAATAGGGAGGCCTATTGCGCATCAGTGGTTTCACCACTCCCACTAAGAGAGGTGATCCGAAGGGGATGCTGGTGCGTGAAGGACCTCCCCTGTCCAAGCCCAGGAAGATGTACCGGTTCACTGGGATGGGAACGCATATACGGTATGGAGTGCACGATCACTCATTGGGAAATGTTCGGAGGGGGCTTGTGGAGAGAGTCTACATGGTGGAGAAAGATGGCAATTTAGTGTACACTCCACTACCCACCCCCAAGGTTTTCAACCAACTGTCCCGGTTTCAGTTGCTTTTGAATACTCATCTAACTAAGACCACCAGAATGACATACAAGCAATTCTTGGCATTTTATTCTGGTCGCAAGTTGGAAAGGTACACGAAAGCGGTGGAGTCGTTAGAAGTCCTTCCCGTCAGGGAGAAGGATGCTTGGTTGAGCACCTTTGTTAAGGCAGAAAAGCTTAACTTATCTGCCAAACCCGACCCAGCCCCACGTGTCATACAACCTAGAGATCCTAGGTACAACGTGGAGGTTGGTAGGTATCTTCGGCATGCGGAGGAGTACTTATTTCACGCCATAGACAAGGTTTATGGGGGTCGCACCATCTTCAAGGGAATCAGTGCGGACACTGCCGGCATCGAGTTCAAGAGCATGTGGGATTCTTTTAAGGATCCTGTTGCCATTGGTATGGATGCTAGCAGGTTCGATCAACATGTATCAGCTGATTGCTTGAAGTTTGAGCATAAAATGTGGTTGAGTATGTTTCCACAGACCCAAAGGAAGCAGTTACACAGGTTACTTTCTTGGCAAATCAGCAATAAAGGCCTGGCTCGCTGTCCGGACGGAGAGATAAAGTACCGCGTAGAGGGATGTCGCATGTCAGGTGACATGAATACTTCCAGTGGAAACTGTTACATCATGTGTGCCACAGTGCACAACTGGTGTCACGAAGTAAAACACATGCGACATTTCAGGTTGGCAAACAATGGCGATGATTGTGTGGTGGTCATGGAGAGATGTGATGAGCCAAAGTTCAGAGATGGACTTGTGGATTACTACACTTCACTAGGATTCACCATGAAGGTTGAACCTACAGTGGACGAATTGGAGCAGATTGAGTTCTGCCAAACACATCCAATCCTTGTAGGTGATGCCTACCGCATGGTTCGCAATCTACACCATTCAATGTCTAAGGATCTTCACAGTCTGCATGATCTGCAGAGTGATAAGGCGGCTAGAGAGTGGATTGGAGCTGTGGGGTGTGGTGGGCGGGTGCTCAATGATGGGGTACCCGTGCTATCACACTTCTACCAACAGTTTCCGTCCAATGGCTCTAGTAGAACTAAATCTGATATGAGTGCGAAATTGGAGGAAGAGTGGCAGTACAAGTTTTCCCGAACAGGGAAGTTTCAAGGACTAGCCCCCACTCCCCAATCTCGCTACTCCTTTTGGAGAGCCTTTGGAGTCCTACCTGATGAGCAGATTGCCTTGGAGATTGGATTCAGACCACTCTCCCTTGACAGGGTAGAAGAAGCAGCAGACGAACAAACCAGTCTGTTGCAATTCTCCAAGGCATGAAAACTCACCTCAAATTAATCAACCATACTAACCAAATGGAAAAACAAAATGTGGAAAAGTCAAATGAACGCAATAAGCGCTCAAGGAGGTCGGAGGAGACATCAACCAATGATGTAGCAATAAAAGCCGTGTACCGAGAAAGTGATGTGAAACAATCAATGGGACCCTCTGTTTCTATGACCGTTGTTGCGGAAATAGTTGAATTCACACAAGTCTTCAACTTCTAGAAATGGTGGTGGTCTATCATCAGTATTCCACTTTCCCTTTGTTGGGGGTGTGGATATTGGTCATCATATTGGTCGCTGTTATTGGTGCCTTACAACAAACTCCTCCTGAAAGACCTTACCAATCTTTTGCAGAAACTCGACTCAAAACCCAGTACATTACTATTGGGGGAACATCCACAACAAAAACAACTTTAGATTAGTTTAATAACCATCTACCATGGCTATATCTCGCTACATGAATA